TGGCGATGACTAAACTATCCGATGAAATTTTAATTGAATCTCTTAAACTTTTAGAAGCGCACAACAATATGCCAACTGTTGCCGCTAAAGCGGGAAACATCTCACCCAGTACATTTACTCATAGAATAAAACTTGCATTTGAAAGATTTCCCAAAGGGTTGGACGACGTTAAAGAAATAAAAAGAACCTCGGAATGGACTTATCCCCGCATGAAGATGATTGATGCGCCGGGGACAAAATGGATCATAGGATCTGACCTTCACGTCTGGGACGGAGACCCAACCCTTATATACAAAGCATTTGTTAAAGTTGCAAAATCCCTCAAAGTTGATGGGATAATCTTAAACGGGGATATTATTGATGGAGCGCGAATCAGCCGACACCCATCCATTCGGGGATCCAAAGCCCCCAAAATTGAAAAAGAAATTGACACCGCCAAGAAATGGCTCCGCCTTCTTCCCAACGTCAAATATAAACTATGGACCCTTGGGAACCACGACATCCGCATTGACAACTACATCGCCGCCAACGCATCCGAATTGGATGGATACATCCTTTCCCTCCATGAGCATTTTACCGACTGGGACTTTTCATTCGCATTTGAAATTAATGGAACGGAAGTACGGCATAGGTTTAGGGCGGGTATACACTCAGGTTATAACAATACCCTCCACAGTGGTATAAACATCATTACGGGGCATACGCACCAGTTACAGGTAACCGCAATGCGGGACAGGCGGGGATCGCGGTGGGGTGTGGAAACGGGGATGATGGCGGACCCTACCGGCCCACAGTTCCAATACTCAGAAGGAACCCCTTCTCGGTCGCAACAAGGGTTTGCGGTTATTTCTTTTGATGAAGATGGGACAATGTTCCCGCCGGAACTGTGCGAAATGATAAATGGCCGCCCCGTGTTTAGAGGCGGCCACGTTCTCTGAAAANGAANNGGGTTATTCCGATTCTTCTTCTTCGGAATCATCGCTCTCATCAGGGTACTCGTACTCAACCTCAATCTCAACGAGTTTTTCCAAACCGTCCTCGTNNTTGACAATTTGAAGGACAGGCAACTCAAATGCCGCCGCCATCAAGTCAAAGTCNTCCGCAACTTCCTGAAANNTGTTGCCGCAGGGAGCGCAACCCTCATCCGACCAAAACTCAATCTCACCATCATCATCGTAAAATACTTCACGGATGGTGTACGAATCTTCGCCAAAAATATTATTTTCCGTGGCGGGTTCCATAATAACGCGATAGTTCCAAGACATGTTATCATTCCCTATGTTGAAAGAATCAGAAGAAATTGTAAACACCGGGATTTCTCCCATAGTCCATTCCAAAGTCATTGTTGACGCAGTTACACCCATACAAACCTCCTATTAGGGGGACAACGCAACACTATACCTGATTTCCTTCATTTTGGTGACGGAATTTTCTTTTTCACCGTAAACTCATCGCATGTGTTTTTTTCAAATGTAACCGCCGCCCTACGGATATCCCGTATGACATCCCCCGAAGAGGCATTAAAATGGTCATATAGGCGGTCATTTATAGGGTTCATGCAATTAAACCCCACATCTTGAGCGTAAACCCATTTACAATTAACGCAAATCTTTTCCGTCATTTAACTCTCCTGTAAAGCTACTTGCATTTTAATCAACTTTTGCGATATAGTAAATACAAAGGAGTAGGGAAATGAAAACTATTCAAAATGTTAACCGCCTTACCCAAAAGCCGGACCAACCGGAGTACAAGGGTAAAAAACGGGGCCGTAAACGCAAGATCCCGGACGACGCTATGGTACGCAAAACCATAATGGGCCTTGCGAAACGCGGGACAAGTTTGGATGAAATCGCGGATATTGTTGGCGTTTCCCGTGCGTGGCTCAATCGGGAGTACGGCCACGAGATTAAAAACGGGCGGCAGATTGCAAACGCCCTTGTTGTGGAAAATTTGTACCAGCAAGCAATGAAAGATTCCCCATCCTCCATTAATGCGGGGATTTATCTGACGAGAGCGCAGATGGGATGGAAAGATAAACAAGACGCACAAGAGGCCGCTCGCCCGCAAGTTATATTTGATTTTGGGCAACTGTCCTATGAAGAACGCGCCTTCCTTATTAATAAAGTAAGGGACAAGATTGGCGGTCCTAAAATAATAGAAGGTGAAGTTTTTGATGAAATCACATCAGAGTAGCCAAATTTTACACGCAAAAACGTTAGAAGAGGCTATTGAAAAATACCCCCAAGATGCGGCGCGGGAACTTGAGCGCCTTAATTTTGAGGAAAAAATGGTAGATTTTGTTGCGGGTGCTTGGAAGTACATTGACCCAAACCCGTACAAATATGGCTGGCACCTAGAGGCAATTGCTGAACACCTTCAGGCGGTTGCTCGTGGAGAAATCCGCCGTCTTGTCATTAACGTCCCGCCGCGTACGTCCAAATCCTCAATGGTCTCCGTCTGTTTTCCCGCTTGGGTGTGGTCACAAACGGAAATTGGACCATTATCTGGTCCGCATGTGCAATTCTTGTATGCTTCATATGCCCAGTCACTTTCCATCAGAGACAGCATTAAAACGCGCAGACTGCTGGAATCCCCGTGGTATCAGCGCCATTGGGGAGATAGGTATAAAATTGTCTCAGATCAAAATACAAAAGTTCGGTTTGATAACAACAAAGGCGGTTACAGGTTAGCTACATCCGTTGACGGTGCGCTGACGGGTGAAGGTGGTTCCATTATCGTGGTGGATGACCCGCATAACGCAAATGAAGTTGAATCGGATCTGGTCCGCCAAGGGACATTGGAGTGGTGGGATCAGTCCATGTCAACCCGTCTTAACGACCCAAAGACGGGCGCGTATGTCGTCATTATGCAGCGCTTGCATGAATCAGATCTTACGGGTCATGTCTTATCAAAAGACACGGGGAATTGGGTCCATCTCTGTCTCCCCATGCGATTTGAATCAGACCGCAAATGTATTACACCGTGGTACGTTGATAACCGCGAAGAAGGAGAGTTGTTAGTTGAGGATCGGTTTGGTGAGGATGAAGTCGCATCCCTTGAATCCGCCCTTGGCCCCTTTGCGGCGGCGGGACAATTGCAGCAAAGACCAAAACCAAAAGGCGGCGGTATTATAAAGCGTGATTGGTGGGTATTGTGGGATGAAACTGTCTCAAGCGGGGAAGGATTACGCAAAAACGTATTTCCCCCATTTGAGTATGTTATTGCGTCATTGGACACCGCGTACACAACAAAACAAGAAAATGACTATAGCGCAATGACAATTTGGGGTGTGTGGACGGATCGCCAAGAAAACCAACGGATTATGCTTATATACGCATGGCAGGACCGACTGGAGTTCCCCCAACTGGTGAAAAAAACCGTTGAGGTATGCAATAAGTTTAAAGTGGATAAACTTTTAATTGAATCAAAAGCGGCGGGGCTATCCGTCGCGCAAGAACTTCGGACGCATTTTGCGCGTGAAGATTGGGGGATTCAACTGGTAGATCCGGGCCGTGGAGATAAAGTTGCGCGTACTTATGCGATACAACATCTTTTTGCAGAGGGGATGATTTACGCCCCCGACATGGAGTGGGCGGAAAAGGTTATTGAACAAGCGGAATCATTCCCCAAGTCCAAACATGACGATTTGGTGGATAGTATGACACAAGCACTCTCACACTTGCGCGTAATAGGTTTTGCACGTAAACCAGTAGAAATAGTAGCGGAAAAGACTGAAAGTATGTTATACAAGCCAAGTCGCCCTCAACAATTGTACCCGGTGTAACCCATGCCATTAGCACCCATGAACCTACGTCAAGTCCCAGTTCTGGGGGACAGACCTGAAGAATTTGACGCAATTGACATGGATATGGCTGTTAAAGGCGACGCTGATGTTAAGGTTAATCCAAAATCCCCATACGTAAAAGTTGAATTGCCGGATGGTTCCGTTACAATTTCTTTTGGTGGGCCGCAAAAAACAGAAAATGATGACGAGGACGGAGATTTCCACGGAAATCTTGCGTTGAATTTGGATTCTAGTTCATTAGGGCAAATTGCGAGCGAACTTGTACGACTTATTGAACAGGATAATGAATCCCGCCAAGAGTTGCTTCAACAATACGTCATGGGCCTTGACCTATTAGGTACCAAAATTGAAACGCCGCGTTCTAATGCGTCGGATGGTTCAACGGCGGTTGAGGGGCAAGCAACGGTTCGCCACCCACTTCTTCTTGAGTCAATTGTGCGGTTCCAAGCTAACGCTCGTGGTGAGTTGCTCCCATCCAGCGGTCCCGTT